CAAGGACCAACAAAAGAATATTTTGAAAGACAAGATGCAAGAGATTTAATGGAAAGACAAGATGAAGCAAACGAAAGAGAAAGACAATCTGATTTATTTAAAACTATGTTGTCTAGTAATGTTAATCTTTCAAAAGCAAAATATGATGCAATAACTGCAAAAGATAAAGATCCTGAAATTATAGAAGTATTTAGTAAGAGTGCAAACGATGGTAGAGGTGGTACAATATTTGTAACATTAGAAGACTTAATCAAAGATATGCAGACTACAAAAGACTTTATACCAACACCAAAAACACAAGAAGGTGATACACCGGCTAAAATAAAAGTTGCAAACGATGTTGTTCAAACAACCTCAGATATTATAGCTAAAAAAGCTCAAATAGAAAAAGCTAAAAACGATCCTAATTTTACAGGTGATTTGAAACAATTAGAAACTGATTTACAATTGTTAAAAACTAGAATCTCAACATTAACTAAAACAGATCCAATAGCTTTAGCTATATTAAACGATCCAATAGAA